CCCCCCCCCCCCCCCCCCCCCCCTCCCCTACCCTGCCGGACCCGGCCCTGCCCCCAAGGATAATGAGACTCACTCTCAGCCTAGCCCCGACTGTCAAAACAGTCAGGAGGAATTGGCTCGACCCGCTCCCCTCACCCCCCATAACGGCGGGACCGGGCACATTCCGCCCGGTCGCCGCCGACGCTATCGGCCCCGGCTGACCCCGGGAGACTACGCGACACACACATGAACACGGAAAACGTAATCGCCCGCTGCTGGGCTCTGGCCGAAGCGATCCTGACCGCAAACCGCACCGCCTGCTTACATGGCCCCGCCGGGACCGGAAAGACTTACGCTGCCCAACGCGTTGGCCTAAAGCAGGGGGCACCCGAGCCCATCACGGTGACGCTCACCAGCGACACCAGCGCCGCCGACCTCATGGGTTACTATATCTCCACGCCCGACGGCTTTCGCTGGAATGACGGCCCCGCCCTGCGGGCTTGGCGCTGCGGCGCGAGGTTGGTTGTGAACGAGGCCGACAAGGCCAACGGAGACGCGGAAAGCGCGCTGCACACCATCGCGGACGAAAGCGGCTCCGCCGTTTACGTCACCGCCGCCGGTGAGACCGTCAGGCCCGCGCAGGGATTCCATTGCATCGCGACGACAAACGCCGACCCCGCCGAGGCTTTTCGGAGCGAGGGCGTCGCCGACCGTTTCAGCGTGCGCGTGCATGTCAACCAGCCGCACCCTGCCGCCATCGCGGCCCTCCCCGAGGACTTGCGCAAGGCTGCGGCTTCCACATGGAATTCAGACCCCAAAATCACGATGCGCCAGTGGCGCGCTTTCGCTGAGCTTCGCGGCTGCATGAGCACCGACACCGCCGCCGAGCTAGTGTTCGGCTCACGCGCTTCCGCCGTGCTCGATTCCCTCGTCGTCGCCAACGCCTAATCCAGCCATGACCACGCAAAACATCGCCGACCCGCGCCCGATCCCGGGAGCCATCGACGGCCTTGGCTGGATTGTCACCGAGGCCCCGCCGATAGGCTCCACCGAGGGCTCCACCAATCTGGATGACCGCACCATGCGCGTGCTGCATCGCGAGGACCACGCCGCCCGCTGGGTCGCCGTGCATGAGATGGGCCACGCACGGTGGACTCCGCGCAAATCCAACCCCGGGCGCATCGCCAAGGCCAACGCTCCCGCAACCGTCCTCGATGTGCAGTTGGTCGAGGATTGCCGCATACTAACGCTCCTCCGCGACGCTGGCCTCGGTGCCATCCCCCGCGACGGCGCGGAGCGGATCGCCGCGCGGGCGCAGGAATGGTTTGAGCACATCAAAGGCCCCGAGCCGAAACCCGAAAAGCTTCTGGCCCCATATGCCATGTTATGCCTGCAAAGCATGGCCTTGGGCTTTGGCAAGAACGACGCCCGACTCGATAACACCGAATGCGGGCTAGAGGTTAAGGCGCTGCGCGGGCAGTTGTGCCGGCTCACCATCGCCGAGGCCAACGCTGCCGGACGCTCGGCCGACCGTGATCTGCACGTGCTCTCCGATGTGCTCGATCGCGCCCAGAGCATCGCGCAGGCTACCGCGCTGATGCTCCGCCCAAAGCGCCGCCCCCCGGCGCGGCAGGGTCGCTTCCCGTTCCGCCTTGTCGGCCCCGCTGCGGCGTATTTCCGCCGCCGCCTTAATGCCGTCACCGAACTGCCGCCGGGGCATGAGGGCGTATCGCGCCCGCTGCGCACCGGCGATCAGTCGCTCAACTGGGGCACGCTCGATAGCATGCCGCCGCTGCCCATGACCGAGCACGCAACCGCAACCGCCGCCCAGAGGCGCAAGCTCGCGGTCCCCGTTGGCTCCCGCCTCGGTTCCATCCGCCGCGCCCTGACGGATGGCCGATGCTACCGGCGCACGGTGCAGCGTGCCGCGAAGGGCGGCACCATATTGGTGGACACCTCGGGCTCCATGAACCTTGAGGCCTCCGATGTGCATGCCGTGCTCGCCAAGCTGCCCGCCGCGACCGTCGCGATTTATTCGGGCCGCAATGACGGCGGCGTTATCTCGGTTATCGCCAAGGGTGGGCGCTGCGCATCCAGCGCCGCCATCGAGCAACGTATCAGGGATGTGGGCATGGGCAACATTGTCGATGGCCCCGCGCTACGCTGGCTCGCCGCCCAAAGCGAGCCGCGCATCTGGGTATGTGATGGCGTCGTGACCGGCTGCGGCGATGACGCCGCCGCCCACCTCGATGAGGAAGCGATGGCCATCGCCGTGCGCGGGCGCATCGAGCGCTGCACCGACATGCACGCCCTGATGGTGCACATCACGGAGGCCTCCCGATGAGCCGCGCCCTCGATGTCATAGTTGGCGCCGTCATCGCGCTGGCCCTCGTTTGCTGGGCGCTGCTCCTCGTCGTGAGCGGCACCTCGGGCAGGCACAACCCGCCGCCCGCGGACGGGCGAGACCCCCGCGACCCGCCCGCCTAAGCCCACCAAGCCCAACACCCACAAGCCCCGGCCCGCCAAGCCGGGGCTTTTCCGTGCCCCACGCCCCCCCCCCGGCAGGGCAGGGGAGTGGCTCCCGGCAGGGCAGGGGAGTGGCAGCGAACCCCAAAAGGGCCGAAAGGGGAGGGAAGGGCACCCCAAAAGGGCCGGGAAACGGTTGAATTGCTCACTCTTCCCGCGTATGTGAGACATTCCGGCCCCCCGGAACGCCCCGCGAGCCCCATTTCCGGCCCAGAACGGCCCAATTTCAGCGGCAGAGTAGGGGAGAGCGTGGCCCAGATTGGCTGGCCCCTCGCTTCGCTCGGGGGGATAACAGCGTTCGCAGACTCACAGGGGGGGGAGGGGGTCACCGCTGCGCTCGGGGGTCGCCCATTATCGGGTCCACCCAGTCGGTTCAAAAAAATTTACACAGTCGCCCGGTAACGGAAGGAGTTCCTGTGGGTTTCCCGGGGATTGAAAGGAGTAGGGGACGGGGGGGAGGCACCAAAAGTTACGCTGGTTTAGTACAAAGATTCCATTTATGATTTATGGCTGTGGATGTTGACAAAACTGGGCAGTATTCCCTACACAGGGGTATGGGTGAACGAGCTGCCATAAGGAAGGAAGTGGCCAAGGCCATAGTGGCGGCTGGGGAGAATGGCCGTAGCATTGAGGCGCGTCAGCCTGAGCGGGCGGCTAGGTTGTTGGAGTTGATGGCTGAGGGCAGGAGCTGGAAGAGCATTGTGCGTGACGAGGGGGTGGATTGGTACACGCTGGTGGGCCTGCGGGCTCGGCATAAAGGCTTGATAGAGAAGCGGAAGGAGATTGTGGCGCAGGATGCGATGGAGCTGATTGAGGGGGCGAGGATGCTCCAGCAGGAGAAGATGAAGATGCTGGCGGAGGACGAGGGGGCCCTGAAGCGTGTGAACATCAGGGACTTGGCTATGAGCTACGGCATCTATGCCGATAAGTTCTTTATGGCCACGGACGGCAATCGGGTGACCATTGAGCACAAGGGTGGGGCTCCTTCGATTGAGGATGCCCGTAAGGCAATTGAGGAGGCTAGGGCCAAGCTCAGGGCTGACGCTTTGGAAGTTGTAACCAAGAACGTAACCAATGAATCACCTAGTAGCGGGAGTTAAGAGCTTGGCGATGTGGGACCAGTGGCAGCAGATGGTTGTCGCTGCCGGGGACCAGTATGCGAAGAGCCCTGTCTTTGTGGAGCAGGATAGCCAGAGGCCCGAGGAGTTTGATGAGATAGCCAACTGGATTGATTGTTGGGACGAGTTTCCGTTCGACTTCTATGGCCGGTTGCGGGATGTCAACCACGGCGCTAGGTGTGTGCCCACCGAGGCGTTTGGCCCCGTCACCCGCCAGTGGCTGGATTCCAACACGGAGCTTTGGTTCCTGAACAAGCACGGGCTACTCAATCGCAACTTCTTGGACATTGGAGCTGGGTATGGGCGGCTTGCCGTCAGCGCGTCTTCCTATGTCAGGGACTACTGGTGCACGGATGGGGTGGAGGTGAGTCAGCGAGTCTGTCGGACGTACGTTAAGACGTACGTCCACACTGGGAACGTTCACGTAGTGAGTCCTGAGCAGCTCTTGGAGCAGAAGCCCTTGCTGGATGTGGCGGTGAACATCCATAGCTGGAATGAGTGCTCGTTGGCCTCGATTGCCTGCTGGCTAGAGATATTGAAGCTGCTGAAGGTGCCCTTCCTGTTCACGGTGAGTCACGGGCAACTAGCCAACAACAACGCCTATCTCTGCCATCAGGACGGACACCCCTCCTACCTGCCCCTCTTGCAGGACAAGTATGATTTGGTGGAGGAACTGACGCTTGGGATGTCCTGCCACCCCTACGCCCTGTGGAAGGCTAAATGAGCCTAGTTTGGCAGAAGCACGAAATCCTCAAGGCCCCCTCCGACAAGGAGTTGGTCCAGATGGAGCCCGAGGATGTCCTCAAGCTCCACGAGCTTTACCATTCGGCCATTGCCAATAGCAGGCGCGACCCCTACCGCTATGGGTGGGACCTGCCCCACTGGAAGAAGGCGGAGGAGATGCTGGCTAAGCGCAAGACGCTGCTCCTGCTCGGGGCCAACCGTAGCGGCAAGACAATGTTTGGGGCCAAGACGGTGGTGAAGGCGGCGCTGGAAAACGAGGAGAGTCTCCTTTATTGCTTCAGCCAGAATCAGGAGACTTCCATTCTGGTGCAGCAGAGTGCCGTCTACACCTACCTGCCGCTGGAGCTGAAGAAGAAGGCTACTGAGGAAACCCACTACATCAGCTATTCGATGCAGAATGGCTTTGCGGGGAACAGCTTGGTGCTGCCCAACCGTAGCCGCATCATCTTCAAGACGTACAGCCAGTATCAGCAGAACCAAACCATCCTTGAGGGTATGGAGCTGGGGAGCCTGAGCCCCAAGTGGACGAACGTCGGGGCGTGGTGCGACGAATACCTGATGGGGATGGAGATGCTGGACCGGCTCTACCTGCGTCTGGCCACCCGTGGGTCTAAGCTGCTGCTGACGTTCACCCCCAAGGACGGGACGACGGAGACGGTGCGCTACTACTTGGACGGGGCAAAGACCATCGAGTCGAGGCGGGCTGAGCTGTTGCGGAACATAGAGGTGCCCTACCTTCAGGAGAACGAGCCCAAGAACACAGGCATCGTCTACTTCCACAGCAAGGACAACCCTTGGTCTGGGTATGCCAGCATTGCCGAGCAGTGTAAGGCAAAGGGCGACGACGCCTACACGCTCACTGCGGCCTATGGCGTGCCCACCAAGACGCTCACCACGCGCTTCCCGGGCTTCTCCCTTGAGGTGAACGTCATTGAACCGGAGAAGATACCCAAGAAGGACTGCACCCACTATATGGTGCTGGACCCTGCGGGGCGCAAAAACTGGTTTATGTGCTGGATTGTGGTCGATCCCAGCGACACTTGGTACGTGGTGGCTGAGTGGCCCGACATCAATGTGGGTGAGTGGGCTGAGATGCGGGGCGGGAAGTGGATGAATGGCCCCGGTGCCAAGGGCTTGGGGTATGGAATAGGCGACTATGTCACTCTGATTGGCCAGATTGAGCAGGACTTGGGGCTCAAGCCCCTTGAAAGACTCATCGACCCCCGCCTAGGTGCCCAAAAGTACCAAACCCAGAACGGCGCGTCGTCCATCATCGAGGATTTGAGCGACAATGCGTTGGTGTTTGTGCCCGCACCGGGGTTGGACATCGAGGATGGGCTTCAGGCGCTGCAAACCAAGATGGCTTACGACCGCAAGAAGCCGATGGACAGCGTCAACCGGCCCCGCATCTACATCAGCAACCGCTGTCAGAACATCATCACGGCCATTCAGGAGTATACGGCTGAGGGTGGGCTGGATGAGGCGTGGAAAGACCCCGTGGATGTCCTCCGGTATGCTGCCATAGCCGACATTAGGCATATTTCCCCCGGCCAGATGGCCATAACCCGCCCTAAGAATGCATTCTACTAACCTAGTGTCCTTCAAGGACCTCGCGGACGAGCTGAAGATCACTCGTTTTGAGCTTGCTCGCATCCGAGACGAGAAGTTGGCCCCTGACGAGCACGCAACCATCGACGGCAAGAAGTGGTTTACACGCGCAGGGGCGGACAAGGTGCGATTGGCCTTAGCTGTGCCCTTGGCGGTGCCCAAGCGCATACGTGTACGCGCCATCAAGGCGGCTCCCAACCCACATTGGATTTACTGCATCCCCGAAACGGGCCTTGGAGAGAAGGTGTTGGTGGCCGTCAAACCCAGTTGGTGTGATAGGCTGGTTGGCAAGC